TTTGCGGCGTGTCCATCGACACGGTTAAGAGTTGGGCGAAGCAGGGGATGCCGGGCGGACCTGGGGCTTATGACTTCGCGGCAATCATCCCGTGGCTGCGAACTAAGGGGCCGTGGCGGCAGCACGTCAAGGTGGAGAACGATGACCCACTCTTGGCTGCGGACGGCGACAGTCCCGGCTTGGAGCGGTATCGGCTTGCCAAGGCGGCGTTGGCCGAATTGGAGCTTGAAGAACGCAAGGGCACATTGCTCTCGCGTGAGAAGGTGAGAACGACACTCATTCGCTGGGCAACGGTGTTGCGCCGCATGGGCGAGCGGATCGCCAAGCGGTTTGGTAACGAAGCCTCGGAGGCTGTGAATGATGCTCTGGGCGAATGTCAGGCGGTTATTGATTATGAGTTTGGCGGCGACGAGTCTACCGACGACGGCACTGAGGGACGAGCTTTCGTGGGTATTGTCACAAGCGAAAGCGCCGATAGTTCGCACGATGAGCCAGTGGGTTGAGGATGAAATTGTCCTGCCCAATGGTCCCTTCGTTGGCGAGCGGTATCGGCACCATCGACATCCCGTTTCTCAACTCTGGTTCGATGCCATTGACTCTGGCATGTGGTCGCGGTTCGCTGCGACTGGTCCGACCCAGAACGGCAAGACGCTGATGTGCTACGTCGCGCCGGTCTGCTACCACCTGTTTGAGATGGGCGAGACGGTCATTGTTGGCCTGCCGTCGATGGATATGGCGAACGACAAATGGCAGCAGGACTTCCGGCCAGTTATCGAGGCTTCGGACTATCGAGGGCTCTTGCCGCTGAAGGGCGAAGGCAGCAAGGGAGGCCAAGTTAAGCGGTCAATTAGTTTCCGCAACGGTGCCACGCTGCGATTTATGACGGCTGGTGGCTCGGATAAACAACGCGCTGGTTACACGGCTCGCGTGGTGGCAATTACCGAAACAGACGGCATGGATGAAGCTGGAGAGGCTAGCCGCGAAGCCGACAAGATCGAGCAGATTGAAGGACGCACAAGGGCGTTCGGGCGAACCGGCAAGCGCATCTATCTGGAATGCACTACCTCGATTGCCCGAGGTCGAATCTGGCAGGAACTGAAGGGCGGGACAGATAGCCGAATTGCGCGTCCGTGTCCCAAGTGCGGCGAGTACGTGACGCCAGAGCGAGAGCATTTGATTGGCTGGTCGGAGTGTGAATCTGAAGAGGAAGCCGCCGCCAAATCGTTGTGGTCGTGCCCTGAGTGCGGAGAAGCGTGGTCCGACGCAGACCGAGTGGCCGGGTGGAAGAACGCCATCCTAGTTCACGCTGGGCAGGAAGTGACCCCAGACGGTGCCGTAGTGGGGACGCCACGGCAAACGCAAACCCTCGGCTTCCGTTGGTCGGCAGTCGATAACCCGTTCATCACTGCTGGAGACCTTGGGGCGGAAGAGTGGCGCGCGAACCGCAGCGCCGACGTGGAGAATGCCGAGAAGAAAATGCGGCAGTTCGTGTTCACACTGCCCTACGACCCGCCAGAGATTGACCTGACCCCACTAGATCAAGTCGAGGTCCGCAATCGCAAGGGCGACTATCCACGGGGCATGGTGCCATCGTGCTTGGGCGTGTGCGTTGCTATTGATACCGGCAAGGCAAGGCTGCATTGGGTTGCTCAGGCGGTGACGACAGAAGGCGATATGTTCGTCATCGACTATGGTTTCGTGCCCACGGATGCTGACCGACTGGGAGTATTCAAGGGGCTACTGGAGGCGTTTCGCAAACTCCGTAGGCACTTGGAGCAAGGCTGGCAAGTATCTGGTGGCGCAATTATTAAGCCGTCTCAGGTCTGGATCGACTCAGGCTGGCACGAGCATACGGATGCTGTGTACGCCCTCTGCGCGGAAGCAAATCAGGGATGCAACCGCGGTGGCGAACGGTACAGACCGACCAAGGGCTACGGCGAGGGGCAGGTTCGCATGGGACGTTACGTTGCACCGTCTCAAAAGTCGCTTGATGTGGCGTTTGTTGGCAAGGAATATCACATCTCGCGTCCGCGGAGAAACGGCAAGGTGGTGCCAGGTGTGTTGCTGGTTCACATGAACTCCGACCATTGGAAGTCGGAAGTCCATCAAAGGCTCAGTATGCCTATGGGTCAGACCGGCTCGATTCGGTTGTTTGACTCAAAGAACCCGAACGAACACGCAGAGTACGCCGCTCACATGACTGCTGAGAAGCAAATGGAGAAGTTCCTGCCTCAACGCGGCTCAGTCATCGTCTGGGAGCGAATTAACAGGAAAAACCACTATCTGGATGCTGCATATGCAGTGACGACCGCCTGTGATTTTCTCAGGGTGGTCAAGGGATTCCGAACGCCAGCACGTCCCGTAGGCGTGCAAACCAGCGGCAAGGGCAACATCATCGAACGGCCGGGCGGATGGATGCCGGCAAGGAGACAGCATTAACGCAACCATGCGCAGGAAGCAGCGAAGGGAAGTACAACCGACCGACCGAACAACGGACGCAGAACGCGCCGAGATTCGGTTTCTCCAGCGTGAGGCAGCGGGCGAATTGCCCAAGCCGACTGTCAAACTCTTGCCTCAGTCAAATGCTGGCGAGTGCAAGTGCTGCTTGCAGATTCGGCTGATGCGGAAGATGGAGAACCGCACCGAGATTTACGCCAAGCGTGGTGTGGTAAGATACTGTCGGTGCCTGTTGTGTCTTTCCACTTGGAAGATTGCTCCGCGGGAGAGGTTGTGATGGGCGAGACGAGAGAAGTGCTGCGATACGACTTCTACGCAGTGCCGTGCGTGCAGGAGATGCAACTGATATGGCTCAATAGCGGTGAGAGCGAACCCGTGCGCTACGATGGCTTTCAGTATATGTGCCGAACAGTGTTCTTGAACGGGCGTGAATGAGGTTGGATTGTGCAACCGCATGGGCGAGGTCTTGGGGATTCGCTTCGATGTCATGGTGACATGCTTGGCTCGCGACGAAGAACATGCAAAAGCAATCGCTATCGAACAGCGCCCTGCTGCGATAATCGCATTTGAGCAGCGGGTGTTGCCGCAATCGCGAGTACGGGACGGCATTGGACGTTGGGAAACAGTTTCGTAGTGCCATTTCTCGCCTCTGTACAACAACACTTGTAAACAACACTTCTTTAAGCACTCTGCTCGCCATACTCTCTAAGTATGGCTGATGATTCTGAAATCCAAGAAAGCGCTAGCGAGCAACTCGCTAATGGCCTGAAGGGCACAAAAGTCCGTGGGCGCGAATTGGAATTTCAGGATGCCGACAAGAATCTCAAGGTTCTTCTGACGCTCCGCGGGCTCAATTCGAGTCGTCGTGGGCTGAGTGTCGGGCGCATCGAAAGGCCGAGTTCGTGAGCGAACCGCTCTTTTACACGTCCCGCTCGAATCGTCCCGGTGTGGTGCTGCAAGCCTCCGCCGCCAAGACGGCTACGGGCACCGGCACAGCGGTAAGCGGGATGGGCGATTACAGGGCGATTGAGTTTCAGTGTGCTTTGACTGCCGCTGCAACCGCCTCGGATGACACGCTCGATGTCTATGTCCAAACCACGCTTGATAACGGCACGACTTGGACCGACGTAGTGCATTTCACGCAAATGCTCGGCGATGGCGGTGCCAAGAGATACATCGCAAAGATCGTTTGGGACGCGGCGCTGACCGAGTTTGAGAACGCAACTGCCCTCGGCGCTGCCGCTCAACGCTCGCTCATGGGCGACCAATACCGTGTTCGCTGGGCAATCGTGGATGCGAACACCCAAAACGCCTCTTTCACCTTCTCTGTCACAGCGAATTGCTTCGGATGATTGGCGAATGGTTCGACAGCATGGTTAGCATCTTCGCACCGGCGACGGCGGCGAGAATGGCTCATGCGCGGACCATCTACAAAGCCACCAGCCAGCGCTCTTACGACGCCGCTCGCCAGGATCGCTCCAATTCATCGTGGGTCACGTCCAATAAGTCCGCCGACGCGGCTCTGCTCGGTCAAGGTGAGCGAGTTCGGGACCGTGCCCGCGATTTGATTCGCAACAACGCCTACGCTCGCGGCGCACTCGATGCAATCGTGGCAAATGTGGTCGGTTGCGGCATCATTCCGCGTCCGGCGCTCGATGACGACGAGCAAAACAGGAAGATTTCGGCTGCTTGGGACCAGTGGTGCGAACACGCTGACTCCACTGGCCGGCTGCACTTCACCGAAATCCAGTCGCTTGCCTGTCGTGAAATGGTCGAATCTGGCGAGTGCCTGGTGCATTACGTCTCGGATAACGACCCATTTCGTGTCTGTCCCCTCGCTTTAGAGCTAATCGAGTCCGAACGCATCTCGTCTGAACGGGATAGCGCCATGCTGATTAAGCGGGCGCGTACCGGCAACGAGATTCGGCGTGGCGTGGAACTCGATTCGAGCGGCAAAGCGGTTGGCTACTGGCTCTATCCGACCTCGCCGAACGGAATCTACAGCATCATCACGCAAGCGGAGCGGTTAGACGCTCGCGATGCGTTGCATTTGTTCCGCCTGGAGCGGATTGGTCAGACCCGCGGTGTTTCGTGGCTCGCTCCTGCGATTCTCTGGCTGCGCGACCTCGGCATCTACGTCGAAAACGAACTGCAAGCCTCGGCGGTGGCGTCTTGCTTCTCGGTGGTCATCAAAACCGTCGATGGCGGCGAGTCGTGGGGAGGATTGGCTGGTGAGAGCGGCGCAGAGAACAACGATACCAACGGCAACCGCTTTGAACGCCTTGAACCCGCACAAGTCGCTCATCTCATGCCGGGTGAGGACATCGAAATCGTCAATCCGTCGCGTCCCAACGGGAACGCTGACCCCTGGATTGCGCTCATTCTCCGCTCCATCGCGGTCGCAATGGGCATTTCCTACGAGTTGGTGAGTCGCGACTACTCGCGGACCAATTACAGCAGCAATCGCGCATCGGCTCTGGAAGATCGCCGTCGCTTCCGTCCGATGCAGAACTTCCTGATTTGGCACCTCTGCCAGCCGGTTTACAAGGAGTTCTTCGCCTCTTGCGTGATGAACAACGTCGATGGCTTCCCGTCGATGGCGGAATTCGTAGACGATCCGCGGAAGTGGCTCAAGTGCAACTGGCGCACGCCGGGTTGGGAGTGGGTTGACCCGCTCAAGGAAGTGCAAGCCGCGACGATGGCAGTCGAAGAACTCTTTATGTCGCACGGCGACGTGATCGAGTCCTCTTTTGGTGGCGACCTCCGCGAAACGTGGGGCGAGTTGGAGAAGGAAGAGGAACTTCGCAAGAAGCTCAAGTTGCTCAAGGCCGCTGAGAAGGCACCACCGATGCCAGCACCTGTTCCCGGCGCTCCATTGCCGCCGAAAACGGTAGCTCAACCGGCAAGGAGTGCTGCATGAGTCGCAAAAAAGGCATTATTCGAGTCGCAAATGCTACGGAACCCATGCTGTACCGCAAGGTATTGGCGGGCGCTGGCGATGCCACTCAACGGTCAATTCCGGTTGTTTTGGCGACGGAAAACCCCGTTCGGGTCTATGACACCGAACGAAAAATGATGGTCGACGAGTATTTGGACATGGATGGCGTCCAGATGCCTCGGCAAGCACCGTTTTTGGACTCACACAATCACGGCACAGTACGCAGCGTGGTAGGCAGCCTGCGCGATTTCCGAGTGGAGAATCGCGAGTTGATTGCCAACGCCTACTTTGCCTCGAAACCTGCCGCCGTGGAATTGTTCAACGACATCCACGAGGGGCATATCACGGACATCAGCGTTGGTGCGATTCGGTTGGAGCAGCAGTTCGTTGCTCCGGGTCAAACCATCGACTGGAAGGGTCGGAAGATTCAGGGACCGGCACGGCTTGTTACGCGATGGCAGCCGTTCGAGGGCTCTGCTGTGACGGTCGGTGCCGACCGTCATTCAACCTTTGGACGTGTGCCCGCCCTGCGGGCTTATTTTGACCCCGAAGGGGCGAGAGAGGATGCGATGAACGAATCATTTCGTGCGCTGTTGGAGTCGATGGGGATGCCCAAGGATACGAGCGACGAAAAAGCGCTCGAATGGGCCTCGGCAAACCTCGGCAAGATTGCGGAGCGGGCCGCTACCCCAGTAGTGCCGCCGACTCCCGCTCCCATACCGGAAATCAAGCCTGCCGAACTGGAGGCGTTGCAGCGCAAGCAGCAAGCCGACAAGGAGGCTCAGGACGCCATCGCACGTCAGGCCGAACTGGATGCTGCTATCAAGCGTGCTCAGGAAGCCGAACTTCAGCGTGGCGTCACCATTCGCGGCCTAGTCGCGATGGCTGGCGTTGATGCGAAGATCGCCGACGAACTGATTTCAAGCCGCGCGGACCTGCCGAACGCTGCGAAGCGGATTCAGGACGCTCAGGCAATTCAGCGGCAGGCTATCGGAATCAAGCCAGCCGGTTCGGAACACGAATCGTTCCGCGCCGCCGCTCTGGATGGCTTCGCTCAGCGCCTGAACTGGCGTCCCGAAGCGGGCCAAAAGGTTGCTCCAGGTGCCAGCGAGTTCAAGGCGATGCGTTTCCTTGACATGACCCGCAAGGCGATGGAGATGGAAGGCGTCACCACTCGCGGACTTACAGACCGTGACTTGATTTCTCGCGCGTTTGCCAATCCCGTCACCATGCGTGCTTCGGACGGACAGGCGTATCACACGACCGGCAATTTCGCCAATCTGCTGTTGGATGCGAGCAACAAAGTGCTGCTCAAAGCCTACAATCAGACCGATACCACCTGGCAAATGTGGGCTCGTAACGCCGGCACCACACCGGACTTGAAAGCCATCTATCGCCTACGATTGGGCGAAGTCGGCAACCTGCCAATGGTGCCTGAGAACGACGACTACAAAGACCTGGCGCTTTCGGACAGCAAAGAATCCTACAAGCCGTACAAGCACGGTGCGATTGTCTCGTTGACATGGGAAACCATGATTAACGACGACCTGAACGCATTCAGCCGCTTGGTTCAGCTTCAGGGTAATGCTGCTGCCCGCACGGTGGATAAAGCCGTGTATCAGGTGTTCTTCGACAACCCGACCATGTACGACACTGGCGCGTTGTTCAACAGCACGGCGGTAGCCACGGCTGGTGGTCACAACAACCTGCATGCCCTCGATATTTCGGTGGCTAACCTCAATACGATGTGGAACGCTTTCATGCTCCAGCCGGGCTTGAACAGCGATGTCACGTTGGGGCTGGTGCCGAAGTACCTGCTGTGCGCTCCGCTCATCAGCGGCACGGCGTATCAGTTCATTACCAGCACGGCCGATCCGGCGGCGGGTGGTTCGGCGGCTGGCAACAGTAACACCAATAACATCTACGGACCTGGCGGACATCGCGGCTTGCAGGTCATCCCGGTTCACTGGCTCGCTGGCAACGATACGAACTCGTTCTATCTCGCCGCC